ACCATAGCGTCCGAATTATATAATCAAAATTCTGCGCTTCTTCTATTTTCTGTATATATGGAATCTGTAAAACGTCCATCCAGACTCCATTATCATATTGACCACTATTTAATTTGTCCCCGTAAAAAATCGCAGTATCGGAGATGGTTTTAGTACCCATAATGATGTAAATACCTTTCTGCTGATCTTAAAATCCGAGGTTCATCTAAGAAATAACCTAAACCTAGATTACACTTACTACATAATAATCCACGAACTAAACCGTTTTCATGGTCGTGATCTAAATGAACATTTCCACCATTTCGACCGCGCCCCTCGCCACGAACTAAAATATCAAAACAAATTGCACATAATCCATTTTGTAATTCCCATAAATTGTCATAATATTCTTGTGTTATTCCATATCTTCGTTCAAAATATGTTTTACGAATACGAGCAAGAATTCTCTCTCTGTTGCGAGAGTAGTAAGATTCTCCGTATTCTGATTTTTCTTTTTTATGATCAGCGTAATACCTTTTACTATATGTACGTCGTTCCTGACCATACTTATGATAGGATTCTCTATTTGCTGCCTTGGCTTGTTCTTTATCTTTATAGGGCATTAAATTTCTCCTAATTTAAGTTTATTACGCCACTTACTCATAAAATAATCATAAGTCGAATTAGTAATTCCTAGTTTTCCGTGAGTTTGTGAAACAAAATGAACGTACTCCATAGTCGGAACGGACCAGACTTCGAAACCTAACTCTCGGGCTGCGAAACAAAAATCAACCTCTTCGCGGAATCCCATGCCATAACCTTCATCAAAACCACCAAGAGCGAGTAAGCAGTCGTATTTAATAAAGAAACAACTACCTTCTACTGCGCGCGATTTTTTTGGTTCAGTTACTTCGTTTCGTTTCTTTCCATAATACTCATGCGCGGTATTTCCATCAGGAGCAACATAGATGCCATAATTGATAACTGTTTCTTGATTAGGTGCTAACGCTTTTCCCCCAACAATTCCTACGCCATCACGACTATATGCAAAATCTTGTGCCTCTTTAACAAGATTGCTTAATGCGAATGTATCATCATTTAATAGTAATACATCTACACCAAGATCAAGTGCGTCCTTGAACAATATATTTGCAGCCTTTAACCAACCGATATCGTTCTTTAGGATACGAATATCAGCATCGGGTATTTCTTTGAGTAAAGAGGATACACAATTAGCGGCTAACTGATTCCCAAAATAGGTGGGAATAATTATTTGGCACTTACGCATTATTTAATGTCCAAGTTTGATAACCTTCATATGGTGCCTGATATCGTAGACCTGTCGAATCTATTGAAAATGTAATACCTAATTTAGCTGTCATTAATTTTGTAAGAGCCTTAAATGTTTCATTCGAAGCATCATATAAATGCTTATTATAAAATTTACCCGGCCTACCATATAATCGAATATAAAATTTATGCGGCCAACCATACTTCCAATCTGCACCGGAAGCATCTACGTCGGGGTTAAGTAATCGAATTAAAGCATCCTCTGGACTTATAGAGCCACAATAGTTGCAAACCTGAACATCATCGCGCCAAATATATTCGTACTTCCGAGATGGTACACCAGTAATCTCTACTCCATGTACCTTATCATTTACGATTTTACCCAATTCCTTCTCCTTAAATTGCGCCTAGTACGTTACTCTCCAACCAGAATGAATAATTTTCTGGATTACCTACATATGCGTACCCGCGCATTGGAGCAGACTTAGCACTAGCAAGACGATAAATAGGTAAGAACCTTGCTAACTCTTCAACGTCAACCTGAATAGGATTCTGGCGACCCTGTTGTGGGTCGTAAGCAAAGTCCTGATCTTTGAAACTTGCTAGCTGTAAGTTACCCATTTTATAGATAATTGATGCCATTAATATAATGGGTCTTTTATCTTTTGCGGCCACATCAGGATTTACAAAATATGTCTCAGGCTGAATAACTGTAATCTCATAGGTGCGACTCCAACGGAACGCAAGAGCCTCGATACCGTCAGCAAGGTAAGCCGCTAATTTCGAATCAGTATCATCCTCACGTTTGTACTGATTTAGATGGCGCTTAAAACTTGGGACGATGGTAAGTAAGTTCACTAAGAATCACTTCCTTTATGTAACAGACTGCATTGCGCTCGGGGATACATCCTCATAGCGTTCCATGATTAAATCAATAGTTGGTTGCTTTCTACCCGAAGCCTTTGCTGCGTTAAGTAATTTCAAGACAGCAGATTCTGATGTAAGTTCTGGTAATCTCTTCTTTAACTGATGATAATTCTTAACTAACTCCATAGCCTCGGTATCCCCAATTGCATTAGGATTTACTATATCGAGGGGAGGCTCATCAATCTCCATAATTAAGCCTTGACTTAGAGCAATCTTATTTGACTGCATAAACTTGCGTAAATCATCTTTAGCAACTTGGACATAAGGGTTCTCATCGTCTAGTAAAATTCCATCAGCATCTCGTATGTGCTGGCGTACTACTACTCGATACGGTACATTCTTCCTAAAGTAATAAAAATCTTTGTCATCCATTTCCGTTTCCTCCTTGTGCGCGCTAATTTTAGCGCCTCCAATAATTATACTCCTTTATAAGTCTTAATACAAGAAAATGGAGGCCACCAGCCAACATAATTGACTGATGGCCTCACATCATCTCGTTAGATTTAATTACGGAGTCGAACTCGTAACCTTAATCTTCGTTAAGCCTCGTGCTTTCCAAATCATCATACCGAACTGTAGCCACGTCTCGTAATTCCAGTAAGGTGGTGTTGGGTTATTATCAATGAATTCCTTATACTGTGGCCCACCATAAGTGATGAACTCACCGATATTATCTCCGACAACTAATACGAAATCAGTTGGGAGAAGTGGCTTGGGAGGATATTCAGTCTCATCGAAAATCTGTGGTAAACGAACAATGTTCGTAACACCACGATAAGTTTCAACTGCCCCGCCCGCACCATAAGGAGAAACGTTTTTAATCGTACCCGCTGGCGTACCATTCTGCGTAACGTAGAAATCAAAATTATTTGTAGTACTAGAAATAATCTGGTACTGCGAGAATGTACTAAGTGGCGCAAGAGCCTGTTCAGTACCAATAATTGAACGGACAGAGCCAGCCCAATAATTCGTATGATCAATAGCCGCATCAAGTGCAGTTGCGGTTAGGGGGCCAGCAGCATCAATAAAGTTGCTAGTGGACGATCCCTGAATCGTAAGTGCGCTTGCATTAGTAGCATTCCAAATATTTCCTAGCGCGTTCCAAGTTCGCATAAGAACGGCCTCGGCTAACGCCTTCTGAACATCGCTTCGAACAGTCTCCGGGGAGAACTGTGGTCCACCATGCTCTAATTCTAAGGTGTTATACCCTGCCTTGGCTGAAAGAATATCCAGCGCAATGCTCATTGTCTTATCCCGAATGACTACTTGCTCGGCAAGCGTAATCTGACCGGGAACAATTTGCTGTACATGGTACTTACCCTTAAAGCGTCGAACGAGTAATTCGTCAAAACGCATCTCCCTTGTATTCATAAACGCGCCAGCCACATCAAGTGTTAGATAAACCGGGTCAACATACTCGGTAATAACCTCTGCAAACGCAGCGCGGTCGCTCTTAGCTAACTCCGCAAGGGCTAATCTATTCTCAGGAGTTAGTGTTTTATTTTGTAATCGCATTCCTTAATCGCCTCCTTTAAATTAGATTAGTCGCCTAGTGCCGCAGAGCCAAAGGCTTTGACGGTAATAGTGTTCTGTCCAAATACGTCCTTATTTACAACAACGCCGACTGCGGTAGTGCCGCTAGAATCAGTAAGCATACCCTCTGATCCAGAAGTAGACGAAGCATAAACTAGATCGCCAATATTGTAATCGCTTGAAACACCAGTATAGTTACCAGAGCCAAACGTAAACGTACCCTCATCCCAAACAAGACACTTAGCACCAGAAGGTACGGGCTTGTCATAGAAAAGCGGGGGAACATCATACGCGGGGCCATAAGCAACTGGATAAGGTGCTTGGAAAGCTAGGTCTGGATCAAGAGCAAAGTCGCTTTCTTGCGAATTTAAACTTCCGTCGCTAAACGGATACAGACCCGTACCATTTAATCCACCAGCATTTAAGAAATAAGGGCCGGGGTTAAGGGGTTTAGCCCAATCAACCGGATAAACAGCCGAATTTGCTTCGGTGCCGTCTCGTGGAAGAACCATTCTCCCGGTCGCATCACGTAAGCAAAATCGACCTCGCGGGGTTTCCTGAGCAACGCGACTACCGTCAATGTCATCATACTTATTTACTAAGAATGTTGCACTAGTAGGATTGCCAGTATTAATTGCATTAGCCATTTATTATTCCAACCTCCTTTGAAAGTTAGTTATTCCGAACTCGTAATTCAGCCTTTAGTTCGTCTAATGATCGTCCTTCACCATTCGATGCTACTGCGAGTCTCGGAACACGTATTCCGTGGCGGTCGGCTGCTTCTGCTAATGCAGTTGCTTTCCCTGACACAGCCTTTAAGTCCTCGATATATTCTGCAAATGTTGCATCGTCCATCTTTGCCCAAAATTCTTTCTTAGCCTCAGCCTTCGAAGCATCGGCCTCTAACTTTAGACCAGCATCAACAAACGCTTTGGTACGAGTAGCAACTAATTCATTCTTTTTGAACGTCGCGTTTTCGCCCCGAAGAGTTTCTAATTCTCCGGTAAGAGCATCAATCTGACCCTGTAATGTACTCTTTGCAGTTACTTCTGTTTCTTTTTCAGCCGCAAGAGCTACTATCCGATCTTCAAGTTCTTTAATCTTCTTATCTTTTTCGTCCATCTCTGAACCTCCCTCTATAGTAGTTTCCTGTGGCGTTACTAACTGTATAATACCCTCAGTAAATTCTTCTGTAGTTAATTCTTTATTTGCTGCTAACGCCAAAATTGCTGTTCGATCCCCATATGCAGGACTTCGTACAATTGTCGCTGCCTGAGTAACCATATTTTTTAGCCATTGAACACCATTCTCAATTGGGCTATCAGCCGAATGTAGAATTTCATAAGAAATTCCCGGCGATTTTCCCTCTGCGAATGCATCTTTTAAGTACTGAACTTCGTCTGGATACTCATTAGTATATAGAACGGCCTCAGCAAGAAGGGCTTTAACACCATCTTCTAATTCAGTCTTAGTCATGCCTGTAATGTGTCCGATTGGAATAGAACCTAAATGATTCCCAATTCCTCGCGCGCCTAGGAAGCGCATCTTTAACGGAGCATTTATCGCTGACTTAATGACCTCATCGAAATCCTCTTCTTTAATACCCTGCTTTTTGCCGGGTACCGCAGAAGCGGTAGAAAGATGGGCACCTTCATTTGTTGCAAAAATAAACTTAATCTTCGTAAGAAGAGGGTGTTTAAAGTCCTCAGTATTCTCTACGTCGTTTATTTCCGCGATTGCGGTTGTAAATTCGGCAATTTTTTGCTTCAAAAGTTCTCACCTGCCTTTATATAATTATACATAAAATCGAAGTTTAGGGCGCAATTCGTAAATTTTCGATTTCTATTTCACCATATTCCTTGATTGCGTCGATATTTGCGCGTAGAAGAATCGAATATGTTGCATCATCTCGATCATCGTATCGTTCTAGATCAGAGACTAAAATAATAAATTTCCGTGTTCTCTTAACAATGATACCAAAGGTTATTGTTGGGAAGATTAGAGATTCTGGGTCACTTGGAATAGCGCTCCGATTAATAACTCGGGGGTCAGTCCAGATAACTGCTACAACTTTATACGTCATTCACGCCCTCTAAATCTTCTTCGGTAATTACTATACCTCTCTCCTGTGCGATTTTATTCATAAGTGCAATAACCTCTTCGTCTGCCATTAATTCTGCTTTTGATACTTTAGATGTAGGTTTCTGGCCTTTCGGCTTTACTCCTGTATTTCGTTTATTAACTGGAACATTCGAAGAACCTGTCGGTCTACCTGCTGGCTTTTTAGCCGCTGGCTTTGCTCCACCAACAGTTGGAGGCGGTGGGCTATAAGGCATTGCGGGGAATTGGTCTAGGCCGTCCATGAGATTCTTTTCATCTCTCATTAGTTCAACCTCTGTCTGGAAATCAAGACCGATTGATTCAGCACGAGAGGTTCGTGAAACGTTACCTTCGGTGAATGCGGCTTGGAATACGGCAGCAGTTTTAATAATATCTTGGAGACGAATAGTCTTAAAGTTAGGCTCAGGCGTATTACGAAATTTATTAAGGCGCGCTGCTTCATCATACGTATCTAGTAATAACTCACGCATCATGCTTCTAAATTCTTCTAATTGTGGTTGAATAGCCCATGTAGAAACCTCAGCCGCGTTTGCATAACGAGATTCGCCAGTAATAAGAATCTTTGCAAATCCTAACCCCTCGGCAATTTCTTCATTTGTTTGCTTGTATTTCTCTTGATTTAAAAGAGCAGCGGTATCGGGCGCGATCCAATCAAGTTGGGTCGTATGGTTCGTAAACAAAAGGAATAAACGCTCTTGTAATCGAGAATTACCTTCCCGCATTTGAATCTGCGTTTTAAGCACTTCTAGATTCTCTCGTGTCTCTTCCGTAATGGGATAATTATCATTACCTTCACGAACAAGTAGAATAGCATTAATTACACGAGACATAACAGCATAATCCATCTTGCGCATTTGCTGCTTCATAACAAGGGCTTCTAGAACATTAAATAGAAGCGGTGTAGGATATGGTGTATTTGAGAGTTCCTTCCGAAGAATAGGGTCGGTATCCTTGATAAGAATTACATCCGCGCCCTTTTTAATTGTATCTACAAAGGACGCATACTGTGTTATAAGCATTTGATATCTTCGTTGTAATTGCTGTGACTTAATAGCGTTCGAATCCCTACGAATTAATTTAAGGTCAGAAGATGGAACTCTAATATAGAAATCTTTTTCTCCCCAATCTGCCCACTCAATCTCAATTAACTGAGACGGATACAGATCAAATACTGGAAAAACATAATCTCTACTTTGATCTAGTTTTGCAGAAACCTCAGAACCCTTAACTGTAACCCAATCGATACGGGGTAAAACCATACCCGAGATAAAATACTCTAGTGCAGCCCTAGCCAAAAACCGCATAAGTCGAGAGGGTTTACGATGTAATAACGAGTAAAAATATTCATTTGCTTCATCGCTTGTACCACGTTGACCATTTCGAATTTCAGTTATAGATAACTCCGCTAAACGGTTTATAACCGTTCCAACAATACCCCCGCGCTGGTAAAAGTCATAACATAGTTTTAAAACTTCGTGGTATTCTTTAGGAATAATTAATTTATCTGGTGTAAGACCTGCATTTTGATATGAGTTATTTATTGGCATATAGAAAGTACCATTATCGCTTGGCGTAACGGATACGGCTGCCTTTGCTAATTGCATTCTCTTTGGTTCCTCTGGAACCGAGACAGGTCTAATTTCTTCTAGTTTCTGTTCAGTCATATTCTCACTCCATAAGGCGAGGTATCAATCCAACGCGCCGAAATCAATTTAGGTTTAATTTCAGGACGGTCAAAAATAACGGGCGGGCCAAATTTATTTTCGTAGGACATAATTGCACACATCATTGCGGCAAACTGATGATCGTCCTCAGTTCGATACACAGGTTCCCCTGTTTGTGATCGACTAAATTTAGTACGCTCTAGTTCTTCAATCAAATTAAGATCGTGCTTTGCGAAAGAAAATCTATGCTCATGAACCCATCGAGAAACTGTCTCAACGGCTACTCGCTTTACTTGATCTTTCTTCTCTATCATTAGACCGCCCTCATCTTTTGCGGCCACTGTCATAAATCCCCCGAATTCTACGGGGTATAGACGATCCATGTACTTATATTTTTTATAGGGACTGTGTTCTCCAACTAAATCTTGATACTGAACCTTACCCGGTCCTCCCATGTCAATCCCTAAGAAATTGAAATTATAGATTGTGTCAAGAAATGCAAGTGTTTCCCTCTGTAAATGATACTCTACTCTTTGTAGTACAAACCGGGCAAGATTACGCCAAACACCCGAGGAATGTTGATACATAATAAAGAATACAGCAGGATCAGGAGAGTAACCTACGTCATATCCTAAACCAACTAAGGGTTTAACACCATTCTCAATTGGAAGATTTGGTAGGGGGGTAATAACTTCGTTAATAAATAACTGTACATTACCTTCTATATCTGTACGTGTTGCCATGTCAAACATCTTCTGCGTTAAGATGACTCGTGGTATTTCAAAATCTTCCATCAAGAAACGTGCGCGATCAAAGATCGCAAATGTAGGAACACCATGAACACCAAGAACATAATGTTTGAAATCTTCTGAATCTTCCTGAGAGGAATGATATTCTTTTCTCTTCTCAAATTCCATCTCAGGAGTCCACCAACTCATCATTGTTTGCGCGATGTTGAAGGATACATACTTCTCGTCTACTTGATCTGTCTCAAATAGAACATTCTTGTTGCGCTCGCCATTAGGTACGCCAGAAACAATCATTTGGAAATCAGGAATCTCAACCTTCAAGCAGTTCTGTAGTGAAAGCCATGTCTGCCAAGGAAATTCCTGTGCCTCATCTACCCAAATACGCATGGTATGAACACCGATAACGTTTTGGTCAGTACCAGCAGCACCGGCAATACGCATGATTAATTGGAAGCCGTTCTTAAATTCAATCTTACCGTCTGTCACGTTAATTGCTGTTGGCATAACATATTGTCGAATAAGCCAATGATTTAAACAGGCTGATCGGATACGAGTGAATGAAAGATTCTTCTGCGCTTGGTTTGGAACCAATAAGAACACGCCGGGATCACCACGAATAAATAGATCATTGACAACCCAAAAATATAGCATCTCAATCATAGACGTTGTTTTGTGTACTGATCTACCGCAGCACATTGCAATATAGTGTGCTTTACATGCAGTCCACGCGCGCTCGTGTTCCTCTAGGGGTTTCCAAAGAGGATCATCCTCATTAATAAATTCTCTGAACGTAACAGGATTACCGAGGATTTGCGCCAGCGCCCACTCATCCTCTTCTATTTCACTCAGAATGTAATCTTCCATTTATTTATACACACGGACCTTTTTATCAATTTTTTTCGATATTTCGTTCCTATCGTATATTTCTTGTAATGTTAAACTATGTCTAGGTTTTTGTGATTCTCGTAATTCTTGAAATTTAATACCGTATTTAGCATCTTTCTTTTTTACCAATAAATAGGGTTCAACGAGTCGAAGAAAGTCTGCCGCTTCATTAGCATGTAATTTCCAATAGTTTGCATTTTTACTTTTCTCATGTCTAAGATGAATAACCCCGCCTAATAACTCCTGAGCAAACCGCAAAGGCGTTTCATCGTTTTGGGCTATTGTTATAGTCAAACTAGAAGCGATACCGTGTTCAATGGTAATATGAACGCAGCCCTCGCCATCAAACAATCCGGCTAAATAAGCAATTTGTGGGGTAGTTAACTTATTTGACATAGACAACCTTTTCATGGCATTTCCAACATTCTAGTTCCATAACAACCTTGGATGCTAGATCAGGAAAGTTGAGCCAGAAACGAGATAACTCTATCTGGCATTTAGGACACTCTACTTTCGTAGTTGTTCTATTCCAGAAGTCTCTGGCCTTTAGTCTAATTGCTTTTAAGTATTGAGGGATATCATCTACTTGCTTTTCCTTGCGCACTTTTCGTGTGATGCCAAGTTTTTCCTGTAAATCAGCAATAGATGTAACGACCGTTTTTTGGAAGTCTCCAAGATTCTTTAATCGCTTATCATCAAATAAAACCGTCTTATCCTCACGGATTTTCTGGTCAATATCCTCAGACTGAATGAGTAGACGAACAAGCATCCGCAAACTTTCAGCATCGTTAGAATCATTCATGTCGATGCCAAACTCTTCTTTTAGAAGTTTAAGTTTAGCATTATACCGCTTATTATAGTCAGCCGTTTCAGTAGAAATTTCTTCAATAATTTCTACTTCTTTTACTTTTGTGGTACGCGGCTTACGCGGCTTATCCGGCTTATTTTTAAGATACTCAATAATCTCTTCGTCAGTTTTACCCTTAAAACTTGGAAGATTTTTCAAACGTCTTAATTTACCCTCGGTAACTTCCATTACATCTTTTTCCTCTTAACTCTTTTTGGTAAAGACTTATAACTAATACCCTTATCAAAATCATTTAAAACTTTCTTTGAAACCTTACCTTGCTTATAAAGCACGGCAATCTTGCGGGCCTGTGCTTGTGATTTTGCTGGCATACACTATCGTCTCCTACGATTTACTTGTCTACTTTCTTTTGCGATCTTTCGTGATCGACGTTTCTCATCAAACTCTTTATCCCGTAATCGCTTTGATTCTCGATCAAATTTAGAGATTTTAGATTCTCCTAAAACCTTTGCGATTTCCTCTCGCATTTGTTTCTTACGTCTTTCAACTTGATCCGGTAATTCCATTATGACCATCCTAGTAATATATCCCCCATTCAATTAAATTGGAGGGAGGCTTCCCCTTTCTACCTCCCTTGGACTCAGGGCTTCTCGCTGTGTCAGTCGCGCCTAGTTATGAAAACTAGGAAATTTGCTGGTTACGGTTCCAGCATCCCACTTAATGGGACGACTATAAATCAAGCCCGTTTTCATAGGCATATATTGCCCACTCAATGGGGAGTTTATCAGCCTTCTTATTATTACATCTATGGCAAGCCGATGTAACAATTCTCGGCCCGCCTAAACTTTTCGGATACACATGATCTTCTGTTAATTCCTTACTACTTATAAATTTTCCACAATAGGCGCATTGAAATTTTTTTGTTTGTTTCTTATTAATGAAATCCCAATCATATGGGAACCACTGATTTAAACCTGTTCCAAGCGTACCTCTACTACGAATCCCGTTGATATCCAACGAATCACCTAAACCAATAAATGCTGTACCTCTTTAGAATTAATAGTCCATACCTTTCCTATACTCTTACACTTATGTCCTTGTGCGTCTCGTATAGGTTCATCTTGGTGCGCGAAATGATGAGCAACTACAGTGTCTCTATCATAGGAGAATACATTTAATCTACATGCACAAGTTGGACAAACGAGCGGACCCTTTTTACCATCTCTAACTGCGCGTAACATTTGAATTCTCCTTCATAAACTGCGATGCTTGTAAAATTCCTTCTGGTGTTCCACAATCGCTCCAAAAACCCTCATAATTAAAATGAAGAATATGGTAGCGATTTGCAGATAAGGTATCTGTAATCTCATACTCCCCTCGTGGGCTAGGAGCCTGATTTCTAATAATATCAAATGCATGTGTTGCTAATCCATATAATCCAGTTACTATTTTGTTGTGTGGAACAGCCCTATCTTTCTCAACAAATCGTTTAATCGCGTTTGCTGTTTCTTCAAAGATAGGCTGACCATAATCATAAGGATGATCTGACTCGTGTAAAAAAACTGCGAATGATGCAGGTAGATTTTGCATCCACGGTTTATCAGCAATCCATTGTTGATGCTCTTCTGACTTATCGTAATCATAAGTACGCTTCCAAAGATTAACCGCATCTTTTAGTGAGGCTCCATTGGAAAAGATGTTATCGCCTAATAAAACTAAAAATTGCTCCGACTTAATAACATCCTCTGTTAATCTAATTGCATCAGATATTCCTTTAGGCTCGTGTTGGAATTTATAAACCACTTCCACCCCAAACTGAGAACCATCACGTACAAGGTTAACAATGTCACCAACAGAGTTTCCGCCGAGGATAATAATAACTCTTTCACAGCCCAAATCCCTCAGTAATTCAATTCCATAAAAGATAAGAGGCTTATCATAAATAGGAAGAAGGTGCTTATTAGTCACCTTCGTAATTGGTCCTAATCTAGAGGCTAATCCCCCTGCAAGAAGTACTCCATCCATTATTTAATCCATAGTGGCTTAGAATTACGTAAATCAACACTAAACGGAGACACAATCTTCCCATTAGATATTAACCAATTCGCAGTTATCTCTACCCCCGACCGAAGATCATGTACCGCTTTCCAACCCAACTCTTTCTCTGCGTAATAAGAGCCACCGACAAGTCTTTCGACATGGCCCGGTCGATCAGCAACTTCTGTAGTGTGAACAGAATAGCCCTTGACGTTTAAAACATCGCGGATTATGTCTGTTAATTCCATAAGTGTATAATCAATACCCGTGGCTAGGTTATACTCTTTTCCAGCAATACCTTTATTTGCTGCGGCCCAAATTCCCGAGACTGTATCATGAACAAATAACCAATCTCTAGAGGCTAGACCCTTTCCATAAACTGGAAGGGGCTTTCCATTAATAGCTAAATCAATAAAATGAGGTATTGCTTTCTCTGCGGCTTGATAGGGACCGTATTGGTTGAAAGGTCTAACTGTAACTACATTAGTCCCATATGTTTTCCACCATGCATAACAGGCCCTATCACCGCCAGTTTTACCGGCAGCATAGGGACTCTGAGGATTAAGCGGATGATCTTCGTACATCTTATCGTGTGTTTTCATATATTCAGGATCAGCAGAACCATAAACCTCACTAGATGATACATATACCATCTTGCAACCTTCATCGGTAACTGCACGGAGAACTTGAACGGTACCCTCAGTATTATTCCAAATGAAAGGTAAAGGATTTGGGATAGAATTATCGACATGAGTAGAGGCTGCTAAATGTAAAACAACGTCCATGCCTTTTACTGCGGCCCGCAGTTGATCATAATCTCGAATATCTTGCCCGTAATGCTTATCAAATAACCAAATATCTGCCGCATCCTGTTCGCGCGCTAAATATTGAAATAGGTTTGTTCCAATAAAACCAGATGCACCAGTAACTAAAATTTTCACTTTCCAAAGCCCTCCAAATACTTTGCTGCTTCATGAAGTAAAGCGGAGGAATCTTTGAATCTACCTAATCCCTGATTACAAGAATTACATAGAAGTTTCCGTATTCCTTCACCTTTAGGTTTATCGTGATCGTGATCGACTACTAATAAATCTGGCGTCCTTTCCCTTTTACAGATATAACATTTCCAATTCTGCATCAAAGCCATGCTATGTTTCTGACTCATTGTTATACCTTGTCTAAACTTTAATTCGTATCCGTGATGAGCGTCCAAATTCTTTGCGCGATATACGCGCTGATTCACTTTAATACGCTCTTTATTTTCTTGGTACCATTTAGATTTATATATCTTACGCTCTTCTTTATTCATTTCTTAGGTGTTTGCCAATCATAAAACGCATTCCATTCAGCGCGCTCTTCATCTGGATTATCAGGGTTGTATCTATTTGTTACATAATAAAGAAGAATTGCTTCCTCATTACCAAGAACCTTAAAACCGTGCCATACAAAGGGCGGAATTTCTAATACACTATCACCCTCTCCAAGAGAAATTAATTCTAGCTTTTCTTGAACAGGATAATATAATGCAACTTCTAAATTTCCTTTAACTACGAACCAATTATCAAACTGATTCCTGTGTCTATGAAACGCACGAATTGTTCCTGGATATGAATACGAAACATTTATTTGCCCATCAGGAACATCAGGAAATACATTATATTTTCCACGCCCTCTTGCGTCTTTGAACATTGATTCTCCTACTACAGATTCCTTCACTAAGTATACCTAGTAATCTGATCTAATATCAAATGAGATTAATAAAGACGGTCCACAATCTCAAAGCCATTAGTGGCGGTAGTTTCTCGACCGCTGCCATCTTTAACCCACGACTCATATTCATACCAACCAATTACCGGGGGTCGATAGAGATAGTACATATATCCACTGGCTTGAATTAAATCACTAGGCGGATTATTGATACCCCCGGAAATCGTAGTAATTAAACCCGTTGGGTCTTTGACACTCAATCGAACCTCATTTGGAATAAAGGGATGATTATCCGTGTCATAAGCTGTTACATCCAACTCGGGATTTCCCCCGAGTACATAAGTATTATATTTAGGAGCCAAATGCTATCACCGCCTAATTTGTTTAAACTCTCTATCTTCTAAGAAAATAGAAATGTTTCTATCTGTAATTTTAATTTTCTTTAATGTATGTAAGACTTTAATGTAGGCTTGGGCCTGACCTATACGTATCAATATGATTAAGGCTTGGGCCTGTCCAATATTAATAATGGTTGTCACAATCTTGGCTTGGGCGTTACC